AATTTGTTTGATATATTTCCCAGATGAATCAAATTCAAATACTGAAATATATAACCAATAGTCTGAGTCTTTACTTGCAGTTGTTCCGACAATTACACTTTCATAATTGTCAAAATTGAGTTTTTCAGAAATCCGTGCTGTGTCATATGGTGCAACTTCTTCCCCAGTTGATAGGTTGATTTTTCCACTATGGTAATCTAGGCTGATGATATAGTTGCCAACAGACAAATCACCCATACCTTCCTTTAGCGAATCAGTTTCTGCCTTTACTTCTTTGAATTTGTCCCCTACTACTTTAGCATCTGCGAATGCACCCTCGATATCAAGTGTTTTGTTCGCTACGGGCTTATCCGCAAGTCCCGGATAGCCTATGGGTTTATCCCCGTCTTGTGTACGTATTTTTAAAATAGAATCTGCCATTCTCTAACCTCCTAAAAAATAAGTACGCCATCATCGCTAAGACGAGGAAGTACTTTTGCTGTTTCGATTTCTTTGAGTGCCTGTTTCTTTGCTTCGTTTACCGCTGTCACTGCTTGGTCAGATGTTTCTTTTGTTATTTTCAAGAGCTGTGCAATCACATCTTTTTCTGATTCGGTAGGCTGTACTTCACCTACCTCAATACCTTCAAGTACTTCTAACTGCGTCAAGGTGGTATTCCACTCAATCAGGATTTCTGAATCCGAATTTACCTTTACTGCACACACAATAAACTGTAAGATTCCTCTATTCTTCGCAGCATTTCGTCCGATCAACCATGAAAATGAAATATTGTCACCATCTACAGTTACATCTTCGCAGATATACTGATCTTTAACAATTATCGGCGGTATTGTTGCGCTGATATTTCTGAAATTTATTCTGATTTGAAATTCTGATAAATCCAGATTATCTCCAACCACTTTGGGACATGAAAACTTTATTCGCTCGGAATTTTTATCCGATTCTACACCGCCAATTACAAGTGTTTCTGGAATTATAATCCGTCGTGTATCAGGGCTAATCAGGCATACATCACCGGCATTTGCAGTAGAATCTTCTGTTGTCTGGGACTCTAAGAGCATTTCGTAAGCTGTTGCCATGTGTATTCATCACCCCTTTTGAGATACTAATATTTTGTCTGTTGTTAAAATATATTTGCCATTGTCCTTCATCCCCATGAGGGATAAAGAAAAATAATCCCATGACAATGCTTCTGGCGGAATTTCGCACTGTCCATTTTGAACAAGGACTGGGTATTCGTGATCCATTCTCCAGAACGATGCAGCAACTTTGCACCCATTCCATTCTGGCGAAAACGAGAACGATGCTTTTAAGTACCCCGACGTGCCTTTTACCAAACCACTAAAATCGCAATTCGGGTCTGGTCTTATCTTTTGTTTGTTTACGATAAATTTTAATATACGCATTTTAATCTCCCTCTGTTACAAGATAAGAACACCATCATCTGTCAATGTCGGTGCGATAGGGTTCTGAGTTAAAAATTGGTTAACAGCTTCTTGTACCTGTTCGTCTGTCACATCCGTAATAGTGCCTAATGAATCCCATATCGTGCCATTCCATACAACATTGGTGTTTGCACCACCATATATAGAAGCCTGACTGATGTTGTACATATCACCAATTGACGGGCTTAATGGAAGTAAATCAACCGTATCTACTTTTCCTTTATAAGTGATCGGCTGCTTCATTTTTTCTTCCATAGCCTTAATCTTGCTGCTTAAAACCGCATATACTTTTTTCGCTGTTAATGCCATATTCCACGCCCTCCTACAGTTTGTACCATGTATCGGTAGGTTTGTGATATTCGTACAATTCAGAAGTATCAAGACACAACGCCGAAGAACCGCTTTGTACGTAATGTGGAAGTTTCGATACGTCCTTTGACAGGCCTTCATAATCACGAACCATGCCTTTTGCCCCTGTACATACCCAACTGCCTAAATCTGGCAATTCCTCACCGGGATTGTACTTGATTCCATCAAAAATAACTGTGTTTTCTGCTTTTGCCATCTATGCAATCATCCTTTCTGCCCCGATAGGAGCCACATATGTGAACTGGTTTCCTAAAATATCTTTTGCAACACCAATTACAAAGCATCCATAATCGGCAAGCATATTGCACACAAATTCCTCTGCTTCGACCCAATACCGTTTTTTAACCATGCGGTGAAGTTCTGGCAATAGGCCGTAGCTGAACATCACGCAATGTCCTAACTCATGAATAAACACCCGGTTCAGAAGTTCTCCGTACAAATTATTTGCGATCGAAATTGTCATTGTAGAATAATCTGATACCGCAAGTGTCCTCTGCCCTGTACGGTCAATTAAAACACTATCATAAGGCGAAACAAAGCGGACTTTCCATAAGTCCCCGTTCATATAGAATTGTCTTAGCATGGTTTATCACCATCCTTTTCAAATTAAATCAAGCTCTTTGAATACTTCAAAAATCTTTGGAGATTGAATTGCAAACCAGTCAACAGTAGTTTCGTCATGTCCGAACTGTTCTGTATGTTGCCAATTACACTGCAATCCGCTTTCCGACAAGAATGCATGAATAATTTCATGCCTCAACTGTTTTTTCTGTAAGAAATCAAAATCTCCAACATTATTCGCATTGTCTATTCTAATGACAATTTCTTTTGATGTATTGTCTGTATAACCATCAACATCTGCATTTTTTAATTCTTTCGGAATAATTCTGTAATCCGTTCCAAGAACATTTATTTTGCATTTCTCCATAATCAATCTCCGTAATTAAAAAGTCCCTGTCACATTTCTGCAACAAGGACTAAATTTAATTCTTATTTGTTAATTCATCTGCTGTATCAGACGGGTCAGATCAGTTCTTATCTGCTGCTTAAGATTTGCGTCTGCATCCGACCACATCTCAGACATCGTGCGGATAACATCTTGTGTATACTCTTTCATGGACTCGTCCATTTTCTTTTTGGATTCCGTGTCGTTGGAATCGTGGTAATGCCTGCGATTTTCGCTGTATCTGTCGTAGGTTTCACCGTATCTGGACTGCTTATGGTTCATTCCATCCATCCTCATATCACTACGATCTGGATGATATCCCATGCGGTACATATTGCGTTCAAACTCTGGATTGTTCAGATACTCGTCCATCCAGTCATCATCTTCCATGTACAGATATGGTTTATATCCCATACGGCTTCCTCTGCCTTTTGGAGCAAATCTGCCGTTGGAATAACGATATCTGTCGTATCCCATGCGTCCAAGATACTTCTCTTCCTGTTCACATTCGTCCATGGCTTCTACGATTCTGTAATCTTTATCTGCACAAATCGCGCACTTTACGGATTCCATACAGTCTTTCAGATCGTCCCAGTCTTGAGCACTGAGATTGTCGAAGCCATGTGTTTTGGCTTTTTCCATAGCCCATTTTCCCATTTCCATTGCAACTTTATGCATTACAGTGCCCCCTTTCTAACAGCCTGTGTAACAGGTGTGTCTGTCGTTGGGGCTGTACCATTAATTGCTGTTAAATTGTTACTCGGACTACAAGCTGGATTTCCTAACATCTTGAATACTCCACCAGTTGCACTTGTAGCTACTCTGGTTGCATACTTCGTTCTAGTTCTTATTCCGCAAGCCGTAACCTGTGCACAGCAACGATTCTCTAGCGGATACAAAGTTGTTCCTGTTCCTATCTGAATCATTACCGGGGCGGTAATTGTGGTGGCTTCTGGTATACTTTGTGCGATCACAATGCAATACTTTTCTCCATTGGAATAACTGCCTGCCGGAAGTGTGATTACAAGATTGCCCCCAGTAAACGATACAGACGTTGACAGAATCAGTTTCGAACAAAGCGAACATACATTTTTACAACTCATATTTCTACCTCTCAATCAAATAAGAGGTGAGCCGCAACCCACCTCTTAGAATTAGTCAACCTCTAAGGGTGAGTTACTTAGCAGCAACCGTTGTTGTATCCATTGCATCCGCCGTAGTAGGTATTCGGATTCGGAACAACGTATGCCGGGATGGCTGCCGGATTAATTGCATTGATTAACTGCTGAGTCTGTGAAGCCATAGCAGTTGTAAGCAGTGCAGACTGGCGATCCTGGGATGCAGCACGTTTCAGATCAGAATTCTCTGCTCTGAGGTCTGCTGTCTCTTTCTGGCAAAGATAATCAAGAATGGCACGGGTATTGCTGTTCTGATTGTCCAGAATATCTCTGGTATTGTTGTTCATTGTGTTCTGAAGAGCACAAGTGTTGGTTGCCAGGTTGTAGTTGATACCCTGGATAGCTTCCCTTGTTTCGCAGCAACAATTTGCTAACTGAGACTGTAATGCGTTTGTGTTCTGCATGTTGGCTACAGTGTCAGCGTTAATTGCCTGCTGAACGCCATTGAAGCCCTGAAGCATTCCAACGTTCACGCCATTGAAGCCACTCTGCATGGTATTGTTGAGTGCATATGTGCTGTCACAGATACCCTGCTGAATGCCTCTGATACCGTTCTGAATATCATTAAGAGCAAAACTCTCGCTAATATCTGAACGGGTTGCCCATCCTTGGAATCCTGCGCCATTTGCACCGTTTCCACCATTACCACCGAAGCCACCGCCCCAGCCGCCGAAACCTCCCCATCCGAAGATTGCGAAGATCAGTACGAGCCAGATAAGTGAAAAACCATCACCGCCCCACATATCATTGGCGCGATTATTAGAGCCTGTAGCGGCAGCGATGTCACTAAGACTGTAATTTGAACCATTCATCATGTTTTTAGTCTCCTTAAATTTTATTTACAATAGGAGACATCCGCGGCTGTCATCCCAAATTGTAGCGATTTTGAATCACCCAATTATGGGGAAGTATTATAATCCAAGGAATTTTTGAATAATTCCATCTGGTGATAAGTGCTTTTCGTTAAATACATTTTGCTGTATTTGATGCAACTGATCTGTATCACCTTTTTTATACAAATCCAAAGCATTTTTCAATGTTGGATTATTTCCTGCAAATTTACTCATATCGTTCATCATGTTATCAACACTTCCGAACCTCTGAGAAATCATTTTTTCAACTTGTTTTTGCATCATGGCATTTGGATTGAAACTCATCTCTGTTTTCCTCCGTTCTGCTGTCTTGGGGAATCATTTGTGAACGACATTTGTGTCGGTAGCAAATCTTTTATTCCAGAAATCTCAGAGCAAACGTCATCATGAAGCTGTTTAAACATTGCTTCAATATCAATCTGTTTTCCTTCCTGTTTTGGTTGCTGTTCGTCTGAATTTACAAGTCGGTAAACAAAGATCCTGCTTCTTCCATCGGATTGAAGCTGTTTTCTGTAGATTTCGGTTCCGTCTGTCTTCGGATAATAAACAGGATTACCGGACATATCCACATCTTTCGCCTTTACAGTGTCAATACCATCAACCATTTGTCCTTGTATCATTGGGACTTGTGGTATTTGCTGTACGGGTTGTTGCATCTGCATTTGTCCATATGGCATTGTCTGCTGATAGTTACTCTGCAATTGTGCCAGCCTGTCCTGATACGGCTGTATTTGTCCGTATGGATTGTTTATAATTGGCTGTGGGTAATACGGATAACCTGCCATAGTCTGTTCCTCCCATTCTTTTTGCTTCGAGAATTACATCCATGTCATCAACTGACAGATGCTTTTCCCATAAACCTTCATAAGGGTTCTCTAACATAAGCATATTGTTTTCTCCTTATGCTTACATTATATAGGAAGGAACTCTTCATTTGAACGTCACTATTTCGCCATATTTTCGCCACAATACAAAGAAAAGCCCCGTTCATAAGACGGGGCAACTTTC